AGACTAGGAATAAATCTAGCACAAGACGGTGGCCTAGAGTTCGACAACTCAGGCGCTCTACGTTCC